TTACCCGAGCAATATAATCAGCCAGTTGAGCAACAGCAGGCAAACTATCTTACCCGGGAAGAGGCGGAGCGCATCGCCGAGGAACGCATCCAACGGATGATGGATGAACAGAATCAAAAAGAGGTAGCAGTTAGCACGTTAAATGAGGTACAACGATTCATGAGTACCAAGCCTCTTTTTACGGCTACCGACCGCCAGACGGCGTCGCAGTTGGAAGAGAGGATGGCGCCGATTGTGCAAGCTTTAACCCAGCAAGGTGGACGTTCATCTCAAGAAGTGCTTGAGACAGCGTACAACTATGTTGTCAAGGGCGATCCGGTGTTTTCGGATCTCGAACGCAAGCTATTAGCTCCGCGCGACGTAAAAGCACAGCAACAAGCAACGGCAAAGGCGAAAGCCGCAAGCCGGAGCATCTCGGGCAGTGTCGGTAGTGCTTCCCCGAACGTAAAAGTAAAAGACATACGAGAAAATTTACGGAGGCGGTTAAACGGTTTATAGCCGCCTCTATTAAGGGGTAAATCATGGCTAACATTCAAGAAGCATTGGTTGCTACGCTCTTTGATCAGAGTGATGTAATAGCCGATCTTGTTCTTGGACACCATCCTGTTCTTCGTGCATTAGAAGAGAAGGGTAACGTCAAGCGCAAGAGCGGTGGATATGAGTTTCGCAAACCAGTTATGTACAACGACACAGCCGTTGGAAACTGGTACAGCGGGTATTCTTCGTTCAACTTAACAGCAGTTGACGATCTCACAGCGTTTATCTTCCAGGTAAAGCAGGCGTATGAGCCCGTTTCTATCTCGGGACGTGAACGACGTGCTAATCGTGGCGAGGCTGAACTTCTCGACTTAGTAGAAGCAAAAATCGAAGCTGCTACCAAGCGACTCCGCAACACAGTTGCCAATTCTATCCGTGGCGATGGAACTGGGGCTGGTGGACTCGAGATTGACGGATTGAAGAAGGCAGTATCAACTTCACCATCATCAGGTACATACGGCGGAATCGACCGTTCGACTAATACGTTTGCAAGAAACGTTGCGGTAAACGTGACACTTTCTGCGTCAAACGTACAAGACACAATCACAGATACCATTTCGCAGATCACGCGTGGCGATGAGATGCCGGATCTCGGTGTTTGCGATAGAACAGCATGGAAGCATTTGCACAGCTCACTTACAGCAATTCAGCGCATACAAGCGCCGAAAAAGAAGGGTGAAGCTGGTTTCAGACTTCTAAACTATGACGGTGTGGATTTCGTGTTTGACGGCGGATACAATTCAGCAGTGCTTGAATCTAATTCCTGCCGACTCCTCAACACAGACTACTGGACGTTTGATATGGTTCGAGATGCAGACTTCAAACCATTAACGCCAGACATGCAACGACCGGTTGATCAAGACGCTATGTTCTCGATCATCGTACTCGAAGCGAACTTGTGTTGTTCGGCTCCACCGCTACAAGCTGTTATTTACGCATAAGGGGGTAGAGATATGAGCAGATCAGGATCATTCGGTGTTAACTACACCAAAACGTTCACTAACACAGACGAAGGATTGCCAGCAGTAGTTGGTGATGTTGGAAGTGCTAAGGTTGGGGACTTCATATTCGTGCAAGCAAGTGGAGCAATTGATCAATACGCCGCAGTAGTAATAAGCGATGATGGTCAGGCTGCAATGCTTACAACTACAAACGCTGGCTCAAACAGTTTGCAAGTTGGTATCGCTCAGGTAGCAGCAGCAAACGACGAGTACCTATGGGTGTGGGTTGGCGGAATTGGTGGTGGTGGAGTAGGAAGCGGAGTTAAGGTGAAAGCCGCTGCATCCTACGCCGCTGATACTAATCTCAACACAACTGCAACCGCTGGGGTAGTTGATGACGCATCGACAACGCTTATTAAGAACGTTGTTGGTCTCACAACTTTAACCGGTGCTGGTACAGTTGAAGTTAAGTCAACTGGGCATTTGTCGGTTAACTAGTACAAAGGGAGGGGGCAACCCCTCCCGATTTAACAGGGGGTTATCATGGCAAGCACAGCAGAGTTGATGGGACTAGGTATGCCGGGTCAGTTGGCTGCAAAAGTTACCGACGGCGTAGCGGTTGCGGTTGTTGACGGAAGCGCAGCAGGTGTTAGAACGATACAAAGCACAGATGACGTAAACGATACGACACCAACAGCGGCAGAACTAACAGCCGCGTTTGGTGCGCCAGCAACAGTTGGAAGCGGTTTCATTGGTGTTGTAAAAGACAACGACGCCGACACTAACTGTTTTGTCGTAGTGTCAAACGGTACATCGTTCTTCTATTTGAAGTTCACAAAGGCAACTTAACCAACGGGGAGGCGACTCCCCTTTTTTTTGAGGCATTATGGCAGTTTCAGCGGGCAACACGACCACAACGACACCAACGGTTGCATCATCATCCAGTGTGACTATTTTAACAGCTAATTCAGTGCGCAAGTGTTTGATTATACAGAACAACAGCGGCGCGGATGTGGCGATTGGACTTGAGGGACAAGCGCTTACTGGTATTGCGGCAACAGCAACGAACAAGTGTTATGTGCTGAAAAACACGGCAGGACTTAACGTGCTTAAGTTTACCGACGGATTCATCCCAGCCGGAGCCATCACTGCATATCAAACCTCAGGCGGCGCAATCAACACACTAGTCGTTATTGAGGGGTAGTGTTATAAGTAAGTAGGCAATGACGCCTACAAGCGAGGAACACTATCATGGTAAATTGGGATCACGCATTCGAAGAGCAACAGAATAATCACGCAGGCGGACGAAAGCCAAACGTTCGGTTTTTTGTCGCGTACAATCTTAACCCGGTAAAGTCAGCGCAAGAAGGGATGCCGGTATACGATGAGATTGAGAGCGTCAGTATCAAGTTTCCCGGGATGGACGAGACCGTTCGTCGGGTAGAAAACCAAGATAAAGCAAACTATCCACAACAGTGGGAAGCGTTTAAGGCGGGAACGGAAGCCGGTATCACCGGAACACCGCTAGTTGAATGGGCTATGTTACCCGCCAGCGCAGCAAAAGAACTAAACTATCACGGTTTTTTCACCATCGAGCAATTAGCCGAAGCGCCGGATGCGGCAAAAGCGCGGATTGGAACATTGGCGCAGTTTTGTTCAAAGGCAAAAACATGGCTTGAAGCAGCGTCGAGTGATGCAAACCGCATTGTAGCATTAGAGGCAGCGATTGAAAGCGAGCGCGCACGAAGTAGGCGGCTGGAGGATAAGTTGGAGGTACTTATTGCGCGGATTAACGCTACCGAGGGGACAGATTGGAAATATGAAAAAGAGGTAGAAGAAACCCCGTCTAATGTTGATAAGATAGAGGAGGAAATTGCGGCGGCAACGAGGTCACGCAGAAAGCGCAGGGGCTAATTGACGACATTACTTGAAAACGTGCAAGCCGTAGCGGATGAAGCCGGTTATACCGTCGGCGCATCCGTTGTCGGCAGCACCGATACAACTAGCAAACAATTATTAGCAATCGCCAACCGCATCAATCAAGAGATGGCGAATCAGTACCTTTGGAACAAGATGTTCCGAAGCGGGTCAATTACGTTTGTTGCAAGTCAAGCACAGTACGCATTACCAGCCGATTTTAGCCAGTACCATTACGACACGTTTTGGAATCAATCGAGCAGATGGCGTTTGCTTGGCGCAATGAGTGAACAGCGATACGCCGACATCGAGGGTTATGGGCTCAATCCAACCGTATACGATGAGTTTCAACTGCGCGGCATTACCGACAATCAACTATTGATAAGCCCGACACCAACATCTTCCGGCGATGTAGTTATATTTGAGTACGTTTCAGACCGCACCGTTAAGCCAAAAACGTGGGAAGCGTCGACTACTTTCGGCGTAAACAGTTATTGTTTTTACAACGGCAACTACTATACAACGACAGCCGGTGGGACTACTGGGGCGACTCCTCCTACCCATACCAGCGGCAGTGCAAGCGATGGTGCAGTGACGTGGGCGTATTACGATGGAAAATACACTAAGTTTCTAGCAGATACCGACGAAACGATATTCAATCCGAAAACGTTAGAACAAGGTATGCTTGAACGATTTGCCGAGATACACGGATTGACCACCATCGTTCCGAGGTTTGACATTAAACTAAACGACGATTATGCACGGCAGAAAGTGGGCAAGAGTTTATTCGCAGGCGGTGAACTTCGGTTAGAGGTTTACGGTAGAAGTGGGCGTGTAGGATTTGGGACACCATTATAATGGCAAGTTATCAAGAGATGTTAGCGCGGTACATGGAGTTGCGCCGTCAAGGTTACAGCGGACAGCAAGCTGAAGCCGAAGCATTTGGCGAAGGTGGTATTCGTGGTGCACAGCAAGCACGGGCAAGACAAGGTGCAAGAGCGCGTCAGATGGCTGGGCTGGGGCAAGTAGCAGGTACCGTTGGTGGTTTATACTTAGCTAATGAGGGCATGGATGCGTTGTCCGAAGCGCTTGGCGGCGGTGGTGGTGAGCAATTAGCGGATGCGCTTGGCGGCGGTTCGTTAAGCATAGAAAGGGCGGTTCCTCCTCCAACGACAACGGTCGACGGCTCCGGCGCAATGGTTGATCTAGGTGGTGGAACGTCATCAGGTGTTATACAAACCGGCAACAAGGTAATACAGCCCATTGGCGGTGCAGATGTGCCGGAAGGTTTCACAAAGATACAGGTCAGCAGCAATGTTGACGGCAGTATTGGCGAAGCGGTAGTGCCAACGGAATCATTACAAGATCCGGGGTTTTTTGATTCGTTAAGCGTCGGCGATCTAGTAAAGGGCGCAGCCGGTGCAGCGCAGTTGTACAGTGCCTACAAGTCATATAAATCAGGCGATATGCTTGGCGCTGGGGTACAAGGTATTGGCGGCGCAACAACATTGGCAACGAGCGGAGTTATTGGTACGGCGGCTAAAACAGCGGCAACAGAAGCATTAGGCGGTTATTTAGTGCCGGGCGCACAGATTGCAGCAGGGTTGTACGGCGCAAAACAGACCGCTGATATAACTGGGTCAATGGCGGCAGGTAAACAGCGCGATACAGCCAGTGCTATATCAGGGGGTATGGCGGGATTATCGCTAGGACTTAGCGCAGGCACGTTAGCAGGCATGGCAAGCGGTTTGACAGCGGGCGCTGCGGCAGGGGCGGCGGCAGGTTCGGTTGTTCCGGTTGTTGGCACTATCATTGGCGCGGCGGCTGGTATGTTGGCAAGTAGGTATGCTGGATCTAGCAAAGACAAGGGTCAGATGAGGCGCGACAGCGTGCGCGGAGCATTGCAAGAACGTGGCGTGTTGGACGACAACTTTCAAGGAACACTCGCGGACGGCACGGTTACCGACTTCGGAAAGGATGGTTCAGTACTCAAAACCAGCGCGATGAAGAAAATTGCCGAAGCCAATCCGACAGCATACGAGCCAACGGTGCAGCTATCGGACGCGCTTGTTTCAGCCTATGGATTTCTCGGCGATAATAATCGCAGTTTGGGAAGGATGTTTGTGCGTGGTGCGTTAAGTAATGCCGGTGATGATCCGAACATTGCGATGCAAAACATGAAGCATTTTGCGGCACAGCAGGGCATCACGTTCGATCTCATTAAAGGCAATTTGGATCAAGGGCTATCGGAGGGACGTATTGAGCAGCCCGAGTACGACAGATTGCTAACAGCCGCAACGCAGTTAGTACCGCCAGAGGGAGCAGAGCCGGCACAGGTGCGCGAGGTACGACCGGAAGCTGGACAGGTTAATCGTTTGTCGGCTGGTCTCTACCGAGATGCAAGTGGTAATTTAGTAAAAGCAGGGTCAACCCGGGAAGCGTTAAACCGCGCTTACGGGCGAACTAAACGACAAAACAATCAAGCAAGGCAACCGGAGTTGTAACATGAGTCAAAGAGCTGATCCAAGAACTAACGCAATAATGAGCGGCGGGCGAGCATATCAGCCACCAACCGCGGAAGAGGAACGACAAAGAATCGCAAGGATACAACAAGGGATGAGTCAAGATCCAATGCAACAAATGCAGGGCATGTTTTCACGACCTCCAACGGGCGGCGGGGTTAGAGAATTAACACCGCGACAACAGCGCAGGCAAGAGTTTCTTGCGCGTCGAGGACGTCAACCACAGCAGCGTGGTGGTCGAGTCAGAGGGCAACCAGTAGGCGGTATGCCAGAGCAAGAGTTAACACCGCGACAACAGCGACGTCAGCGGTTTTTGCAACGCCGCGACGCGAGAAGAGAGCGAGCCGTTCAGGATTATCGAGCGCAACAAGCCGCAATGCAACAACAACCGCAATTATTGCAAGGATTAGATCCAAGAGCGGACGTAGTAACAGGTGAGATCAGACAGGACACGCCGGGTTTACGTTCCGACATGCCGATTATACCCTATGACAATATGCCACTCGATAATACCTTTATTGGAAAGCTGGGAAACATTCCACCGGGATCTAATTTTGGCGATTATGCAAACGCAATCTCAGGCGGTTTTGTTGCCGGTGCAAACCCAAGCGGGTTTCAACCGATGATTGACCGCAACGCAACGCAGATACCAGAGGGATTAGGTCAAGCGATGGGACAACCCGAGCGTCAGATGAATTACGCGCAAGTGAACGCATTGCCGGGTCAGTTAAGAACTGGAACGTTTACGCCACAAGGCATGTATCGACCGTTGCCGTTTTACGCAACGCCGGAGCAGGTAAGAGAACGACAAGCGTTGATTGAAACAGGAGGATACTTTGATCAGCCAACACCAGCACAACGGCGGATGAGGTAGCGTCATGGCGGTGCAAGGCGTCACAATGCCAGCGCCGTTCGGTGGCTTGGATCTTATCAGCCCGATTGATAACACCGAGCCGTTTTTTGCGTTGGATCTTATCAATATATTGCCGTCTAATAACGCTCCAAGTTTGCGGAAGGGATACGTCGAGTTTCAGGATACTACTAACGCAGAGCCGGTGCGCATGCTAAAAGCGATGCCGTTACCCAATGGCACGTTTAAGCTAATAGCGGCAATTGACACAAAGATATATGCAATCGACGGCACAAGCGTGACCGACACCGGCGCAACTATCACCGATAGCAATTGCAACGCCGAGATATTCAACAACAAGATGTTCATTTGTAACGGCAGCGACACCGTGCAAGTGTATGACGGCGCAGCGGGTACGATTGCTAATAGCACGTTTACCGGCGTGACATTGGCGGATCTAGTCAATGTATGCAGTTACAAAAACAGGCTGTATTTTATTGAGAAAGATAGCGCGTCGATTTGGTACGGCGGCGTCAACACGGTTGGTTCTAGTGCGCTTACGGAAGAGGATTTAAGCTACATCATACAGCGCGGCGGGTTTCTTGTGTTTGCCGGAAGTTATACGAACACAACTTCCACAACGGCTCAGGACTTGTTCATTGTCGTATCAAGCGAAGGCGAGTTTTTGGCGTATGACGGAAACGATCCGACGGACTGGAAAGCAGTAACGCGATATAATATTGGAAAGCCGCTGGGGTATCAGGCGTTTGTGCGGGTCAATCAAGATGTTTGGATACTTACCGAGCAGGGTATAGTGCCGGTCAGTTCGCTACTAAAGAGCGATCCGCAGCAGGCATCCGAAACAGTATCACGGCGTATCAATCCTCTTATCAGCCAAGCAGCGGCAGCGTTACCGTTTAGCAATCGGTGGCAGGGCGCGTTTTATCCGCAAGGGCGCCGGGTGTACATTCAAGTACCGTTCAGCGGTTTGAAAACGTATTTGCTGGTGTATTCAATAGACACCGGTGCTTGGACGAAGTTTACAAACTACGATGACGGTGATTGTTTAAGCATTGCCATTGCAGATGGCAAGCCGTTTTACGGTAGTGATAGCGGTGTTATTTACGAAGCAGACGTTGGGTATAACGACCGAGGCGAAAACATAAATTGGAAGATCGAAACGCCTTTTTCGTTTTATGGAAGCCGTGGAAATTACAAGACATTCAAGGATATTAGACCGCTGATAAGAACGGTGCGCGGAACTGGATTAACGATAGGACTAAGCACGGATTTTAGACGCATATCGCCGTATGAGACGGTTACTACCAGCACGGGCGGTTTTTACACGCCGTGGAGCGTATCGGGAACGGTAAGCGGGCAAGTTGGTTTTATACCGTGGGGAAGTAGGTGGAGTACCGGTACTGATTACATATATGATAGGTTTGCGGCTAAAGGACAGGGGCATTGTGCAAGCATTGCATTGAGCGGCAGTTACAAGGATAAGAGTTTAGAAGTATTTGGATTTGAAATGAGATTTGACGTCGGAGGGCAGGTGTAATGGCAAAGAAAAGCG